TATCGACTTAACATCTTTTTTCTTATCTTGAATGGTTCCCTCTTGGCTATCGACAACAAAGTCTAAACTTTCCAAATATGAAGTGTAGGCCAGCCCAATGTGAACAGTAGAGGCCGCATTATCTAAAACGACTTCACCACTCGATACCGACTTACCAGTCACAACATTCCCATCTGCAAGAATAGATACCTCTTCACCTTCAAGATGAGCTAACCCACTTATCGTTGTTGCAGGCGTGCTATCATAGGTTAGCCCACAATCTACAAAATAAGCGTCTTTAACATCTCTTACAAAGTCATTATTATAAGGAAGCCGTGGAAGAAACCGCTCTATATATCTAACATCAGCACCGTTAATATTTCTTTTAACAACCATATAAACTTCATCTTCTCCTGCATCTGATCTAATAGAAGTTACATCTTCAAAAGTTCCATTAGTGCTATGTTGGTGCCAACCGAATACATTTTGTTCTCTATAGTAAGTAAGGCCTAATAGCATCCCATCATCTCTAACTGCCCATACAATAGAATCTGGCTCTTGCTGATAACACCAACTCACTATGGTGTAACCCTCAAACAAATGCTTTGCGAATAGCATTTGAGCATTCGCTTGATATCCATCTATCTCAAAACTATAAGTAAGATCCCTAACTGCTGATCCACTACCTTCTACAAATAAAACCGAGTTCCCTATTACAATAGGTTGAACATCTGAGCTACCCCATTTACTCTGTTGTTTCATATTTACACTAAGTGCTGAAACAGCATCACTATTCCTTCCTGCTTCCATTTTCCACTCTGAACCTGAAGTTCCTAAAAGACATACATCTAAAGGAACCATCCATCGGATCTCATTAACCTGTCTAGCGTTTATCGTAAATTCATAAGCGTCATCAGCTTTGGTAAATGCTGACCTATTCATGTTCTCAAAGTCGCCAATCACACTCCCCCATAAAGTCTGAGGGTAATTATTCGTTCTTGCAAAAAGCAATCTTTGTTCAAAAAACGTGCATACCGCAGGATAGTTATTTGCTGAATTAAAAAGAGTTAATGTCTCTGGTGGGGCCTTTGCAAAGTCTGGCTCAAAGCCACCTGAAGGAATAGTGAAAGTATTGGTATTAGACTTCCCTACCCAACCATAAACTCCGCTATTCGACTGATCCATATAGACATTATAATATGTAATTGTTCCGGCCGGTGCTGTCCAATTCAAAACTGAACCGTTAGCACAGTTGGTACTATTACTTGCAATAGACTCCCTATAAGTGTCGTCTAGAGCAGTGACTACATAAAGAGGATCTGTTCCTGCCCCCGAAGGAGTAGCGGCCAAAGAAGTTGGAGCGGCCACTGTACTTCCAAACGTGATATTATTTATTGACCATGCAGTATCAGAAGTTCTTGTTATCTTTCTTGGAGGATAAGAGGGATGAGTTACATAAAGAGTATCTGCCGATTGTATGAATTTTAAAAGAGGTAAATCAGCTTCAAGGTAAGTTGTCGCAACTTCTACAGGTGATCCCCCCGATTCCACTTGCCCCCCATCTCTTAATATTCTGAAATACTGATCGCCCATTTCTAAAACATAAGCTTGCTCGACTGAAAATTGAAATGGTATCAGTCTTACTTTTTTAGTAGAGTCCTTCACTTCAACTATGAATTGAGTTCCCCCTCTGTTAGAAGTTCCCCCCTGAGGATGTGCCACCATATTTACCATAGACCTAACTGCACTATTGTAGCCATCTAGATCAGTTCTCGAATAAAGAGACGGTGACCACTCTCCTCCTGTGAAATTTAATTTCTTTAAAGTTATTCTTGGCATTAGTACCTCGCTGATACAAAAGAGTTCACATCGGTATCTTTGTTGTAATCGCTATTGCTATCGCTTCCCTTAGCATCAAAAGACATTAACGAGTACAAGGCCACAATGCTTTGTCTTAAAGTAACATCCCCTTTTAAGGGTTGTACTAGATACCCTGCAAGTTTTAATGCCAAAGCATCTATGAATTTAAATGTATACATATTTGTATCAGTGACTTTAGACGTATATATCAATTCAGCTTCTAACTTATCAGTTAATATAACTCTATTTGAAGATGTTGAATCTCCTGTTATCTCATAAGGAACTCTACCAACAGCAACAAACTGATCCCGATACACATCGTAAGAAGTTCCCGTATATGCTCCGGCCACATTATTAATAAACCGAGGGCATACGCAATCCGTAGGATATTGATAAGCATACGCCCATCCTGCATAATCATCATCAATAGTAGCTAAGTATTGCCTCTTTCTAGCAAAGCTCCAATCGTGGTCTTCTAAGACTGAATATAAGGCCAAGTCGTAAAAGTTTTTGCACTCCCTAGCTTCCTTTGTAGCTTCATCAATACTTTGTATCCGATAGGCCCCTACATAAGAGAGGGCTATGTTACAAATATCTACTTTACTTGCCATAGTTATTTTCTCCTAAAAAAAAAGCACCTTGGAATTACAGTATAATACCCAAGGTGCTAATAAGAAAATGTGACTTATGAAGGCTTCCTACAAGTTAGGGTCGTCTTTACCGTCGATCTTGTCAACCATTTCCAAGACTTTTGGCTCAATTACCGCTAACACAGGAATTAATAAATCATCATATTTATTTGAGGTCTTTTTAGCAAGTAAAGGCAGTATCCTAAATGTGGCCTTTACCATAGCGGCCACTGTATCTTCCGCTATTTCTAGTCCTTCCTCTTTTAGTATTTCACCAATATCTTCCATTAAAGCCCTCCTAATCTAGCAACCCTTCATTTTTCTTTTTCTTCTGCCTATCTACCGCAGTTTTAACTGCTTTAGCGTGGCCAACCGCTTTAACTGCTTTTTTATCTTTAACTTCGCTCTCTTCTTCTTTTTTATAAGGGAACTTGTTTGCAGGAACAAAGTGAGAGGGAACTTTTTTAGAGTCTTTCATCTTTAAAAGCTCCCCTACTTTGTAAACCCTATTGTTAAAAAAGCAAGTCTTAATGCATTTATATTGCACCATTGCTTACCCCTTAAACTGAAGTTTGACTTTTAAGCACTAGCCCTGCTGATATTGTTCCTGCTGTGGCATTAGATCCACCAACAGTATAGGTTAATCTGAGATATCTCTCAATACCTTCTGGAAGCATAGAGAACTTAAACTTATATCCTGCTACAAGTGAAGCGGCTGGAATGGCCGCACTTGAAAGAAGAGTTGTCTCTGAACCAAAAGCTTCATCGTTATCTGTTGTTAGAGTAACTGTTAAGCTTGTCAAAGTTGCAAAATCAGCAGTCACTTGAACCCACAACTCTGCATCTTTCATATTTGGAGTAGTAACAAGAGAGTTATCCGCTCCCATGTCAATTACATTAGTGGAATTAGCAGTTGCCGTAACTGCTTGATCTTCACTAAAAAGGTTTTGCTTATCTATAATCATTTCTTATTCTCCATTTACTTTAAAATTTCAATTAATCAACAGGGGCCTCCGTATCTAAAATAGCATCCCATCTTTTTACTGGAATGCCTCTAAACTTCATTACAGGTTGGCCATGCTTATCTTCGCCGTAAGTCACGTTCATGTTAGTCTGCTTCAAAGTTTGAAGATCTAAATAAGTCTCTACCGTCTCATTGCAGTAGAAAACCATTTTACCCATATTCTTATTTGGAAGCTTATGAATGGCCTTAATCATAGATGTGATGATGTTTGCTCCAGTAGAAACTGTTCCGTCATCTGCAACAAGTGCAGAAACATCAAGATTTGCAATACGAACAACATATCTCCAGTCTCTTAAAGTAAATCCTGCATCCCACTTATAGTGTGATCGATAGCCTTCGTATTTACCTCCGGCCGCATCTTCTAAAGTCTCTTGGCCTTTATCTGTATGTTGTAGACCTGCCTTTTGCCCTTTAGGAAAAATTCCATGACAGGTTCGCTCGCCCCATGTAACTAGCCAAATTGAAGTATTATCTGATCCAGAACCGCCACCATTGATAATGTTTCCAGCATTTTCGGCCGAAAGATCATTGTATCTTGGTGCTAACCCTAAAAACTTTTCAGGGTCAGTTTGTGTATTCCCGTAAAAAAGAGTAGTCGCCAT